CAACACCTTTAACAACACCATAGATGTTAGTAGGGTAACTGAGTGACTCAAATTGTACTAGTTGCGTAACCTCATCATCTTCTATAGTAACAACTCTTTTACCTGCTAATGCTTCCTCAAGGTTAAACGGTTTACGTTCAGGCTTAGGTTTTATGCGGTACTCTTCGTCTTGATACCACTCAGGGTAGTATGTAGTCACCCAATTATCTTCGTGGTCTTTCATCTGTATCTCAAGAGTACAGTCGTTAGCATATTGAATCATTAAACCATGGTGTATATGTTTAGTATCCTCTATTTTCTTAAAGTCTGACTCGTACCAACAGCCGTGCTCTGTGTCTAAAATATCTAGATATACGAAACATCGTTCTGTTTTAGCTACCGTGTATATTCCATATGGGTCTAAACCTTGAAGCATTTTAGCTTTTGCTGAGAACTTAACTTTATCCCCTGCTTTAAGTTTGTTCATTATGTATTCCTCTACTTCTTATTAGCTAAACTCATTAGATTCTCAGACATCTTAGAGAACCCATTAAACATTGAATCAAATGAGCTGCTAACAACCTTAGCTTTAAAGTCCGAATCGGTCATCAGCTTTTCGCGTAATTCCTTTGATTCAGCTGGTGTCATAGTACCAGCAATTTCACATGCTTCTTGAGCAGATAGTTCAACTTCAAACTCAATATTACCTTTAATTTTCATTATATATTTCCTTCATTTTTATTGGTATGTGTACTTTACACATTTCCATCTACATAGAGATCTACGGCATCCTGACACTAGTTACTCTCTATCCCTTGGTGTAGCTGGCTATAGCTCATTTCACTATAGCCCACCCCTTAGTTATTACCGTTACTTCTCTACCCCTTGTACCGTCGATATACCAACTCTGTTTTCATACATCGCATTATTGCAGGTAACACATTGCGTATTGTAGTAGTTACAGCTGCTATATGAGAAGTATCCATATCTGCGATACACAGGTAGGTTAGTGGCTGGTCACCGTTTATCCCGTATGTTCCCCATTTAAGTACTTGTCGTTGTACTTCATGGTCTTCATCATCGTATAGACATAGGTCAATCTCATCCCCATTGTTAGAACGCCGTACATAATCTAGTCCTCCATCCACCATGTAAGTTTTTCCATTAGCATCGGTGTAGGTGTTATAGTCATGTCGGTGCGTAGATTTCAGTATAGTCCCATCAGGGGTCTGTAAAGAATTAATAATAAGTACAGGATCTGATGATTCACCCACTTCTTCTTTTTGCAACCTTGATAGCTGTTCGCCTACATCCTCAGTTTTACTCATTATTTTATGCTCCTCTATAGTTTTAAGTAGTACTTCCACTTCCTGTTTTAACACACATATATCCTTTAGTAGGTGCTCTATTGTATCTTTGTGCTCCCTCATGTCATAAGTCCTTAACACATAATTAATATCGTGGGTATCCACCCATAGCTCTTTAGTTGGCATAATAGGTACCTCTGTTAATTGTTTATATTCTGCGTTTTCTAGAAATAGTATGTACTCACATAGCTCTTCTACTACGCTGCTACTCCTCCAGTGCTCACTGGTGCGATTCAACTCATACTTTTTTACCAGTTTAGGCCGTACACCAGCAGTGAACTGTTCTGCCCATCTCTCCCTACTGTGCAGTAAATTCATTACGCTTGCCCTTATAGAAAAAAAAACTGTTTCATTTTTCCTTAAGAGGCTTAAAAGAATGAAATGAAGCAGTTTTCTATCTTACAAAAAAAAAGAAAAAAGAAAAAAAATACTAACATCCCATAAAATACAGGGAGCCAGTAAAACAGTTAGTATTACATTAGTAAAAAAATAAACCGATACCCCTAAGGATACCGATTTAACTTGTTTACGCGATTAGACTGCGTAATTGTTTGTTGACTATGTTTATTGCATAGCTGGTTACATCTCTGGCATCTTCATCGACGTACCGGTCAATTACAGATTCCCTAGTTGTGTTGTCCATCCACTTGTTTATAAGTCTACCAAACGCTCTATTACGCTCACCATTTGCTAGGTAATCGATTATAGGGTCATCATCCACTGCTAACTGCACTAGCTTCTTTACTATTTCTAAACGTTTAGTACTTACTCTTGCTCTGCGTGTACGTCTCATAATGTTTCCTTATTTAAGTGCCATCGGGTTTACGTTGAGCTCACCCTTAAGATGTTGTATTTTACCTTGTAACGTTTGCCATTGTCCTGTAGCTTCCTTTGTGATACCAATACTGCGAAAGTAATTCTGTAGTATCTTTTCACGATCATTATAAATCCTAGTTAACTCTTCTGCATACCATTTACGTGTGTCTTCGGCTGCAGCAGGGCTTACTACGAATGCATCATGAATTGGGATACCCCAACCATACTTCTTCATTACCTTACCAATAACCGTATCAGCCACTTGACTGTCTAGGTTATGTATCAGTAACGTCATGAAGTAACGCTTAAACTGATCCAAGTCAGGTACCTTTTTGGTATCCGTATGCTGTAATGTATTATACTGCTTATCCAATGTGTCCCATATCTTATAAGCCTTAGTCTTCTCTCCTACATTCCTATGACGATTACATGATATGTCAAAGGTCTCATTCCATAGAGCAACTTTCATATGTTTCTTAGGCGTTGCATTATTAATAATAAACTCCTTAAGTAAGTTAGCCACACCAAATGGACCATTAGCCATTTCAGTAGTATACCTTTCAATATCACTTGACGTATAAGGCATTGCACTTTTCTGCCACAAGTCGTCACAGGCTTGGTTAGAGCCATATAACATTGGAGTTGCTGCTGCCTTAAGCATCTTACGAGGCATACCCTCTAGTTTCCAAGGATCTTCAAGAGTATCTCCAATTACATTAGTCATCTCCAGTAAACGTTCGTCTCCTGTAAGTAAGCCTTCATACTGTAACATTGACGCACTTGCATCAAGTTCAATAGGCACAGCCCACTTAAAGGTATCCTCACGATACTGCTCTAGGTCAATAGCAAAGAATCGCATAGTCCCATCATCATTCACCACTTCAAAGTACTCATCTAGCTCATCATATAACCTTTGCAGCCATACATTTTCATGCAGCTCCTTACGATCTTCTTCCTTACTTAGGTCTAACTCATGTAGAACATTGTTAATATAGCATTTCTGCCCCGACTTAATTTTAGTATCCACTGTACCTGAACCAGGCTTAAATGAACCAGTTAACTCTGCTATAAATAGGAATATTGCATTACATTCAGTTTTCATAAGAACCTCTTAATTTTTAATCATATGTTATTACAAGCGAAGCTCTAAAGTCTTTGCTTGATATTGGGTTTGCTACCTTACTTAGGCATTGGCTAATAGCTCTGCCTCTACTATCACTGATACTATCACCAGTAGTAAATGTTTCCAGCTGATTATCTTTGTGCCATTCATATATCCCTACACTCACTGCATCATAAGATGAGCTTGTAGATTCCATGTTAGGGTAGTCCTTGCGGATTTTATCCATAGACTTAGTTAAGTTAAGTCTTACAGCATCCTCATACTTTCCCAGTGCATTCATATCGTAGCCAAACTGAGTATTACCAGCATCTCTAAAGCCTGTACGTACTAGACCCGTACGCTTAGTTCTGCCATTCTGTCTAACCAACTGAGACGCTGTAGCACTATTACACTCAAGTACATACCTGTCATACTTATGGTTAGCCTTAACTTCTTGCAGCTCCTCTGGACTAACAAATTCAAATAGCTTATCTTTATTGAGTTCAACACTAGCCCACTTACGTCCTACCAGACTATGACTAGTTACCCATCCATTATGGTCCAGTCTTCTAATCAAGCTGTTGTACAGTTCACAACCTAACCTATCGTACCAATGTACTCCATTAGTATCGTTACCCGCTAGGAAGCTTAACCATATAGCCCTCCAGAAAGCTTCTATATCACCAGCCTTCTCAGGGTATTGTTCAAATATAGCGGTACCAGGATAATTAAGTACCCCATCAAGTATCTCATCACGTATAGTTTTCATTATGCCAATCTCCTGCCTATGGAACTCAAAAGTTTATATACTATTCTTCACCAAACAACCATTCTAACTCAGCACTAGTTATCTCATCCTCAGAGTCAACACAGCTGTCGTTATACGCCTCAAGAAAGGCTAACGTAACCAACATAGCTGACTCCTTCAACTCATCATCAACAGTCAGTGCTTCCCAATATTCATAAGCCTGCCTAAGTCGAGACCACTCATTACCTTCAATCATATCCTATCTACCTCTAGTTAAAAAAGATACTAGCATTGCCAAGTCCTACAGCAACACTAGCATCAGTACTATCCTCTACAGCGTAAAGTCAGCTTCACTAATAGCTTCATTAGCTTGAGCGAAGTTGTTATGCGCAGTAGTCTCCGCACGTACAAACTCCAGTTCTAAGTTATCGGCATTAATACCAGTAGTATCAATAACCACACTCAGCTCACTCTGCATCACATCAACAGTAGACTTGAGTAACTCTATGTTATACACCTTAGCTTCTACTATGCTATGGTAAGTACGGCTATAGTACATAGGTGACCCGAAGCTCTTAGTGAACTGTTCAAGCAACTCTAGATTAAGTCCAGAGTGAGCCAACAGTAACTGCTTATGCTCATGACAGCTATACAAGATACCAGTAGCTAACTGATACATAAGATCAATCTGCGTACCATAGTTATACCGATGACTACCAGCCCAGATTCTATTAGCTCTAGTCTTAGGGTTATGCACAGGCACACCTGCTACTATCTCAGCACACTCATTAACCAAGGTCTGTAGTGACTCAGTTTGTTGCCCATTAGCAGCCAAGGCAACCTTAGCCTTGAACAGTCCCTCACTAGACTCTAGCTTAATGGTAGCTGTAAGCCTTGCTATCTCAGCAGCTTCACGGATCTTTTCTACATTTGCTGCTGTAATTGCTGCTACTTTTGCTTTCAATTGTTCTATATTCATTTTGTATATTCCTATTTGGGTTAGTGGTATGTGGTGTACTTAGTTAAATGGGGTTATTGCTATAATTAAGTGTACGTAATCAGGCAGTTATTCCCTGACTACGCTGTACTATCCTGTACTTAAAGTTACCAGGTAGTTGCAGCTGACGTATAGTTGTCATTTCTGCTTATCCTTTTACAAGTTGAGAATTCATCGCTGTACTTAAAGCGTGGTTTATAGACATGCTTCTCAGCCTCAGCTACAGCTGCCGCATGTACTCTTTTTAATCGTGCTACCTTAAATATTCTATCAAAGTTATCCATGTTAACTCCTTGTAGTTTAACGACATTACGGTCATGGCTAGTATTAAAAGTTATTAATTAGTTTGTTATCAGTGCTATGTACAAACTCAGTGTTTGTGGTACGTAGTATGTATTCTACTGTACTTTCAGGTAGGGTCACATCCAGCTCCATAAAGTAGATGTCTCCCTCGATATCGTATATAAAACTATCGTTCTTAAACTCTTCAGCTATCTCTTCACTGCTTACGTTATAGATACTCATGTTAATCCTTCCTTTTCGATTCTATCCTAGGGTTAAATTAAGTTAGGTTAAGTTAGGTTAAGCTACATTAAACTAAATTAGATTAAGGTAGATTAATATAGTTTGACTAACCTAAGTTACCTTAGGCTAGCCTTACTTCCTTACATTGCTCGCATTATAGCTAGCTTAGCTTTGACTTCTTCAGCCTTAGCTATCGCATCATCATCTATTTTCTCCGCCAACTTAGCGGTACGTTCTGAGATGGCGACTAAATGAACGTCATCTAAGTGCCTTACTTCTCTGTTAGCCATACCTGCGCCAACTTCTAGGCTAGACATAAAGCCATAATAGGCTAGTATTGCTACTATAACTATCACTAATATTACTGTTTCCATTATGCTACTCTCTCTTTTAGTTAGTTGATTGATCTCAATGTAAGAACACTAGATTATAATGTCCTTGATCACAACGTAAGAACTCTACCTTATGGTGTAAGGTGTGGTTGTTAGGTGTACTCTCTTCTATCTTAAGAAGGTGTGAAAAAAATTAAAGACAACCTTTAGGTTGCCTTTAACTTATTACTTTAGTAGTCGTCTAGACTACCTTTGACTCTAGCTGTGGTTTTAGCTAGTGGCACATATCCTAGCTCGACGCAGACGAGATCAGATATGCGCTTCCCAGAGGGATGCGTGTCGAGGGCTTGCCCCCCGACCTCAGTGTTATGTAACACTACTGCCCAAACGCTAGAGCGTTTTCGTACTCCATCGGAGATGAGTCGAGGGTATTGCGCAGCTATATCTTTTATTAAATTTGTCATAATTTATTCCTATTAGTTGATTGAATCAACTTGTTAGAACAAAAATGGGGCCCCCAAACGGAGTGACCGGGGGGGTACCATGCTCACTATCTTCCAGAGGAGGAGTAATGCCTTTTCACAAAATTTAACTATTTTTCTACATAGCTCGATCTGGAAGAAAAGTATAACTTACCTTATAACTATAATATGTATGTTATACTTTACCCAAACACCTAAAAAAGTATAACTGTTATACTTTCTACACTATTACTTGTGCATCTTAATTATAGGATGTTATACTATTCACATACACAACCCTACAACAGGAAACTATACTTATGGGCTCTCGCACTATCCGAGTTAATCAAGATTTACTAGAAGATTTACGTTTACTAAAGGAAGCTACTGATGCTCCTTCTTATCAATCTATTGTTAGGAAGTTAGTGGATAAGGAGCTTGCTGCAGCTCAGCAATATGTTAAAGAACCGAGTCTTGAGACTGAGGTTAAAGCACCTAACTACTGTATTACTCGTCTAGTTGCTAAGTCTGCTGTGGTATGGAGTTTAGTGGGTTTTCTTGGTGTAGTGGTAGTATCGGGACTTGTTTCGGTTTAGACGTGTTAGAGAACGTTACAGAGGCTTTTAGGGGGTATTATGGGTAAGATAACTAAGATGTCTATGGAAGGTACTAAGGGCTTGTCCCTTGACCCTCTCTCTACTCTAACTATGACATATACTCCTGATGGCTTTAGTGAATTAAAGAAAGATATAAGTCTTAATGGTCAGCTAGTGCCTATACTGCTTCGTGACGGTAAGGTACTGGATGGTAGGCATAGGCATCAGGCTTGTATTGAGCTTGGACGTAGTGTTAACTACAAGGAGCTTGGTACGCTGGAGGATGATGCTGCTATAGACGTTGTTATTAGTAACTCTATTAATAAGGCTACTAATACTGACGCTGCTAAGGTAGAGGCTTACCTGATGTGTAAGGCGAAGGGCATTAAGCAGAAAGACATGCCTGGTAAGTTTAGTCGGTTAAACATTAATTATGTTAGGAAGCTAAGCTTTATTGAGAAAGAGAGTGCTGATTACTTGCAGGCGTTGTTAAAGCAGAACATGGTGCGCTTATATAGTAGAGAGTTTAGTAAGGTAGAAGACTATGGCACTATTAATGGTATATGGCGTACGCTGAAAGGTAATAAGCGGCTAGAAGAGACTGTTATAGAAGTTGTACCTGAACCTGCTAATTGCCAGGAGTATGAGACTAGTGTTGAGGACTTTTTTAATAACACGGCTGCTGAGACTGAATACTGGGATCTATATCACCTAGGGAAAGAGAATGGTGCTAATTTGCACCCGGATACTGTGTTGGGTAGAAAAATAGCGGGGCTTATTAAATGCAAATACCAAAAGTAGATGAGAGTTTCCGTAGTATGGAAGAACTTCACACGTACATCACTAAATATAAACAAAGTATACTTAGCCAGTCTGATACGTTAACTGAATATTCGCAGGGGTTTTATAATAGCCTGGAATTAGTGGAATCTCTTGTGGAAGGGCGTCCTTATTTCCATATAAGTAAAAATAAGACGCATTGTGCGGGTGATATAAAGGCATTTCCCGAGTACTTCCTTTGATTTACTAGCCGTGCTATAATACATATACTAATTTAATAAGAGCCACTTATGGCTAAGTAATTGTTATGGAAGAAAATAAAAATCCTTATAATAATTCGTCACTTACCTTTGAAGAAGTTATGGAAATACTAGAGGCAGAACTATATGAAATTCAGAACACATATGAGAATCCATATAAGCCTTTAAATTTTCATGACTCATATGAAAGTTACGAAGACTAAACTAGGCCCTAAAGAGGGCTTAGATATATTGTATATAGTGCACTTTAACCTTGATGGTAAAGACCTCGTTAAGATAGGTGTCACTTCAAGAAACATAGAAGATCGAGTATCCGAAATACTAGTCAGTATTTTTAAGAAGTACAGAGAATTTCCTTACTGTCGTCCTAAAAGGTTCCAAAAAACCGAAGCAGTGTATGAAAAAGAGGCTCTGTTACATAAGCATTTTAAAGAATACTCCTATACTCCCAAGAAAAAGTTTAGTGGCTCCACTGAATTCTTTGACATACCCCTAGATACCGTAGTAACCGCATATGAAAACTTACTAGCGGGTAAACAATTCGAAGAACAGCTGCCATCCCTTGATAAGCCTGCTGAACCTCTAGAAGAACCCCACACCTAAGTAAGCGCCTCCTTGTTTACCCACTACCCTTGTGTTAAACTAGGGAAAACTTACGTGGCCGTACATACAAGAGAGCCCCCATGTCAAATTTACTTACCGTAGATGATGTAAAAAAAGCAATGCCGTCTAAAAAAGGCTTTGTTACCCAAGAAGCCGTAGATATTATTAATTCCTCGATGGACGATCCCGAGTTTCAAGGGGAGTCCCTGTTACAAACTGCAGGTATTTATGAAGCAGTCCTGAAAGGGGCAAGAGCATCAGTACCTGAATACCTAAACGCTATTAGGTTTTGTGCGTACATGATGACGAACAACTCAAACTACACGGAGGCATACAAGAAAGTTTTCCGTACCCGTGACTTTGTAAAACTCAGAGAACACCTACATACAGATGACCCTAAGTACGCGGAGCTTACTAGCGCAGCTTCCAGGTATAGAAGAACTAAGTTAGTCACTGACATCCTTACAGCAAGCCAAGTACCCCTAGATCTAATATTCACCGGACATAGATACAAGGCTATTGGGATTTTAGCAGAAGTTATGGAAACGGGTAAGTATGACCGTGACAGAATCAACGCGGCTAAAGAATTACTTGCTGCAACTAAAGGTCCTGAGAACGTTAAGATTGAACTTGATGTAGGTATTAGTGAATCTAGTGCTGTACAGCAGTTAAATGACCAGCTTGCTGAAATTGCAGGCCGCTCTCTTAAACACCTAGAGGCTGGAGCTACCAGTCTAAAAGAGCTTGGTGCTATGAAAGTAGTTGATGACGATATTATTGAAGGAGATTTTAATGTCAGTTAAACCGTACGTTCCTACAGCAGAGGCTATGAAGTTTATTGCATTTATCCGTGCGGCTAACGTAGAGGATAATGCTAATGCTGAAATACACTACAAGCTAGCGGACAAGTACTTTGGTACTGATAAACAAATCCTAATAGAGGCCTTTCGTGGTAGCGCAAAATCTACCATGATGGAGTGGCTAGTTATTTATATAGCTGCTATGGGTAATTTACATAACTTTGGGAAGGTAGACTTTATTGCGTTTATTGGTGATAGTATGGAAAATGGTACTAAAAACTTTTTCCGTAACATTGCAGGTAAAGTAGACAAGTCCGACTTACTAAAGCAGCTAATTACTATTAAACGTAAAACTGATTCTGAGATGGAGTTAGTAAACGCTGACGGTGTAGAGCTTAACCTTAAAGGGTATGGAGCAAGTACTAACATTCGTGGTGTTCGTTACAAAGGGTCACGTCCTGATATGGTTATACTAGACGATATCACGACTAACGATGCTATTAACTCGGAAACAATTCAGAACACTATTAACGACAACTTCTATAAGTCAGTAGTGCCTTCATTACACCCAACTAGGTACAGGATCTTTTTTATAGGTACCCCTATATCAGAACGAGATATAATACACCAACTGAGTAGCAACTCTAAATGGGTTGTCCATAAGTTTCCTATCGCAGAAAAATTTCCCTGCGATAAAAAAGACTTTGTCGGTAACTGGGAAGATCGTTTTCCTTATGAAGCGATAGAAGAAAAATATGAGATGTATAAAGAAGCTGGTAAGGCGCAAGATTTTTACCAGGAGTTTATGTTGGAGATTACGGACTTAACTACGCTACTGGTGGAGGAAGAAGATGTTCAATGGTTTGACCCGTCTATTATCAAGAAAAATAAAGGTAGTTACAACTTTTATATCGCTACGGACTTTGCAACAAGTACTAAAAAGTCTGCTGATTTTTCCACTATTGGTGTGTTTGCTATATCTAGCAATAGTGATTGGCTTCTGGTGGATGGGCAGTGTATTAGGCAAACGATGCAAGAAAATATTGACGACGTTTTTAGGTACGTTAAAAAATGGCAGCCACTAAGCGTAGGTATAGAAAGCTCGGGGCAGCAAGGAGGGTTTATTTCCATCATGCAAGAAATGATGATGAAACGAAACACTTGGTTCAGTTTCGCAAAAAAACCAGGAAGTAAAGACGTAGGTATACGTCCAGTAAAAGATAAGGTACACCGTTTTGTTACGGGAGTGCAGCCCAAGTTTAAACAAAATAAAATATGGCTACCAAAACCAGAAGCAGTAGCCTCATACTCCCCACGTCTCGTAGACCTAGTGGAGGAGCTAACCCATGAACTAAGTAGGTTTACATTAGCCGGTGGGGTTAAGACCCTAGTCCACGATGACGCTATTGACTTATTAAATCAGCTATCAGAGATGGATATTTACACGCCTTCCAGTACATCAGATACTACTTCTTCTGAGGTAACTTCAGATGGGCTTATTTGGCAATCTATATGGGATGATGATGAGGACGAGTACGAGTCCAATAGTACTGTATTTTAGGTGCCTTTATGGTATAATAGTGTTTTGTGTAATCCGTGGTATATCCATAAAGGAATTAATAATGGTAGTGCAAGACATAGTTGATTTAGCACGATATAGTGAGCTAAGTAGCGTAGCTATAAAAAATGATACTACAGCTATCGTGTCCTTTATTAACATGGGTATGATAGAGCTGTACAAGCGTTTTTCGTTAAAGACCGAAGAGCATATCGTTGAGCTTGAAGCAGGGCAAACTATATACGACCTACCGACAGATTTTATGTACGCGATGAGTGCGTATAAAGAAGTAGACGTAAGTTCCATCAAAAGTAACCAAGATGTAGCGATTAACGATGAAGATGAGCCCTATAGTATTTTCTTCCCTAACCATAAAGAAGTACAAATTCCGGATGCAATCAGCGGCGATTTTATATCTATTATATATGTAGCTAAACCCGTTAGGTACACAGCAACTAACTTACTAGCAGAGCTGGACCTACCTGATACTTTGGTGGATTGCCTACTACACTACCTAGGGTACAGAGCTCATTTAGGTGTTAGAGGGGATAGCCAGGCAGAAAACAACGCCCACTATACCCGTTTTGAGCGTAGTGTATCAAAAGCTAAAGAATTAGGGGTATGCCCTTCTACAGATTCTTATAGGATGGTAGAACGCCTTGGTGCTAGAGGGTTTGTGTAATGGCCCGTCGTGCAAGCAGTTTAAGTAAAACAGCTGTAGGAATTGAGCGTGCTATTGGTAGTGAGTATGATAATGTAAAACTTGTAGCAGATAACCTTAATAGCGTTAACAACGTTAATAGCAGTTTAGGTATAGTAGAGTTTGTTTCACAGCATATGAGTGAAATTATTGATGTAGCTGCTATACTAAGCCAAGAAGGTTTAGCAGCTCAAACAGATTTAGACGCACTAACAGATTTAGTAACTAACCAAGGTTACGAATTTAGAATACAAGCAACTGCTCCTACTGAAGGGTTAGTAGAGGGTATGTTATGGTACAACGTAGTAACAAACGATATGTTAATATACAGAGAAGTCGCTCCTGGAACTTTACAGTGGGCTTCTATTAATGTTAACGATGAATCCACAGACAGTGATATTATAGACGCAGGAGCTTTCTAATGGCGCAAACAGTTTTAATTAAACGCAGTACTACTACTGACGTTCCCTCTAGTTTAGATAATGGTGAATTAGCCTATTCTTCTAGTAGTAATAAGTTATTTATAGGTAGACCTGGTGGGGCTACAGGTGACGTAGATGCCATCGGTGGTAAGTATTACACAGACTTTATTGAGTCCTTAGCTACTACTGGCTCAGGTAACATTACTGGTGATGTAACCGGTACTTTATCTTATGATATTGTAAATGGTACTGTCAGTGGTACAGCTAGTATTGCAGCACAAACTTATTATGCTGACGCTACTAACGTACAGTTTCATGTACCTAGCGACAGCTATAAAGTTGCAGGTGATACTAATGCTATTGACACTAGTATTACTAAGTCAGGTACCACAGTAACACTTACAGTAGACCACAAAGATTTACTAGCTTCAGGTACAGCTGATCAATCATACGGTAGTACTACAGCTATTCCTGTTCTTACAGTAAACGCTCAAGGTCACGTAACATCTATTAACTCAACTAGTATTTCTACTACGTTATCTATTTCAGATGATAATGATGATACAGGTTCAGTAGCACTAGGGTCAGATACCCTTAAATTTGCCGGTGGTACGTATTTATCTTCTGATGTTTCAGTTGATGGCACTACTGACATTATTACGTTTTCACATGATGGTACTACCCGTACAGACACTACTAGTACAGAAGCCACTACTAACGGCGGTACATTTGATGTAGTAGATAGTATTACTACTAACTCTGAAGGCCATATCACTGGTATCGATGTTAAGACAGTAACACTACCTGACATCCAAGAGACAGATACACTAGATTCTGTAACTACTCGTGGTAGTACTACTGATAACGACATTCAGGTTAATAATATCCGTGTAGACGGTGGTAGCATTACTGGTCCTGCAACTATTACAATTGATCCTGACGCCACCGGCGTTACTGGTACAGTTGTTATTGCTGGTGATTTAACAGTACAAGGTACCACTACTACAATTAACTCTACTACTGTAGAAGTTGGCGATAACATTCTTGTACTGAACAAAGATGCTTCTGGTGTTCCTGGAGTTAGTGCAGGTTTTGAAGTTGCTCGTGGTGACTACGCTAATGTATCACTAGAGTTTAATGAGACAAACGACTTATGGCAAGTTAGTGTACCTAATGTAGCTCAAGACGCTGTAGTTGTTCAGAACTTACTTAGTGATGCTAACTTTGAAGATTTAATTACTACTATTGACGGTGGTACTTTTTAATACTTTATAGGGGTCTACGGACCCCTTACCTTCCTTTACATACTTTAACCTTTTAGGTATAATGTAGTACATTATCCTAGCGTATATACGCCTCATAAAGGTTACCACATGTCACAAACTATCAAGCTTAAGCGTTCTGCTATCACAGGGCGCATTCCTAACTTATCCAACCTAGAACTAGGTGAAATAGCCATCAACACTTATGATGGTAAGCTTTATATTAAAAAAGATGTAGCAGGCGTTGAAGAAGTTGTAGAAGTAGGCAAAATGCCTTTAAACCCTTCTTTTGATTCTGTTTTTCTTGCAGGAGCAGCGGGTCCTATTGTTTGGAATACCGTAGAAGAAGCTTTAGATATTCCTTTAAATAGTGATGTAACACTGCAAGTTGGACAAGAGCAGGTATTTCGAGGAAAAGCTACTGAAACTATTTTAAATGGTGACGTAGTAATGTTTGTGGGTGCTCAAGGAGACCACTTACTTATTGCAAAAGCAGATATGTCTGCAACGGGGTTTCGCCCTGAGCATGTAATTGGCTTAGCTACTCAAGATTTTTTGGTTAACGATTTTGGTTTTGTAACTTCTTTCGGTAAAGTTAGAGGACTAAATACAACTGCATTTAACGAAGGTGATATTTTATACCTTGATGCAGCAACTCCTGGTGCATTAACTACAGCAGTTCCTGCTCCTCCAAATCACTCTATTCAACTTTGTGCTGTTGTACGTTCTCATGTAGCAGAGGGTACTTATCTAGTACGCCCTAGACATTTTCCTGATACAGATGAGATTATAGAAGGTTTATCAAATCTTTATTTTACTAATGCACGTGCCGTAGCGGCAATTAAAGCAGACAGCTCTTGGAACGCTAGCAATTGGGATACGGCTTATAGTTGGGGAAACCACGCAGACGCCGGATACTTAACTAGTGCATCTGATAGCCAAACACTATTTTGGAACGGTGCTAATGGCCAGCTAAGTATTACTGGAGGTAACACCGTAGACCTTGATGGGCGTTATTTACAGTCTTTTAGTGAAACTGATACCTTAGACTCTGTAACTACTCGGGGTAATACTACTACAAATGATATCTCTGTAGCTAATCTTACAACTCAAGACACTGTAACGTTTAACTCTACTGACGGAACAAAATCTATTTCAGCTTCTATGCTAGATAGTGGTACTCTTTCATTTTCAGGCACTTCGGGGCAGCTTTTCTCAATCTCAGACTCTATGTCAGGTACCATATTCTCTGTAAACGACATCTCAGGTATTCCATCTGTAGAGGTAGATGATGATGGTACTATTCGACTTGCAGAGTTTTCTGGAAATACTTTAATTGGTACAAGTGTAGATAATGGTACAGATAAACTACAAGTAAATGGAACTATATCTGCTACTACACCTTCGACGTCTACTAACGATACTACCGTGGCAACTACCGCATACGTGAAGTCAAATATTTCGGACTTAATAGGTGGAGCTCCCGCAGCCTTAGACACTTTAAACGAGTTAGCTGCAGCTATAAATGATGATAGTATTTTTTCTAGCACTGTGACTACGGCTTTAGGAAATAGACTACGGGTAGACACAGCCTCTCAAGGGTTAACGGAAGCCCAAAAAACTAATGCACTAACAAACTTAGGAATTAGTGCTGCAGATATAGGTAAAGGCGTTACCGCTCACGGATGGGGCAATCACGCTAGTGCTGGGTACTCTACTACAGATACAACTTACTCTGTTGGAGATGGTGGACTTACTGAGAAGAACTTCACTACAGCACTAAAAACTAAGTTAGACGGTATAGCTACTACCGCTAATAACTATGTTCTCCCATTCACTAATAACTCCAATAACTGGAACACAGCTTACGGTTGGGGAGATCACTCAGCAGCAGGCTATTTAACTAGTGAAACGAACGACTATGTAGACAGCGCTACTTTTAGTAGTGGAACGTTAACTTTAGGACGCACTGGGAGCCTCTCAGACGTTACAGTAAGTTTAGACGGACGTTACTCTCAAACAGATACTAACACCACGTACAGCGTCAGTGCTGCTGATGTAGCGTCAGGTAAAGCTATACGTCTTACTGGAAGTAATGCGGTTACTGATGATGTAATACTAGCAGGAGGTAACAACGTATCGCTTACTAGGTCTGGTGACACTATTACTATTAATGCTGCAAATGCTCCAGCAGATATAGTTACTACTTTAACTAAAGTAGGTAATGATCTTAGATATGTAAACGAAGCTGGTACTACTTCTACTATTGATCTTACCTCTTATTTAGATGATACAAATTTATCTAAAATTATTGAAGGTACAATGAGTAGTTCTGGTATTGCTACTTTTAGTCGTGATGATTCTAGTACTTTTACAGTAGACATGTCAGTACTGCTTGATGATACTAACCTATCACGTATTACTTCAGCTGCATGGAATACTGGTAACGGTGTTTTAACTCTTACACGTAATGATGGTAGTACTATTCCTGTAGACCTAGATAATAGATATCTTCAATCGTATATTGAAACTGATACCTTACAGAGTGTAACGACTCGTGGCAATACTACTAATAACGATATTATTATTAGTAAAAATAGTCCTAAACTAAGATTATACGATACAAACGGTAATCCAGGGTCTTTTCCTACTTTAGAATTTGAAACTGATAATTCTCAAGGTATTTCTCTTTACTTGAATGAGTTTGATGGCGAACTTCCTTTAGCAGGTTATGGACTCGTAGTAGGGCCTGCTAGTTCAAATACTCAGTTTCCAACTTCAGGAGATTTAAGCTTAAATGTTCTTGGTGAAATTTATACTGGAGGAGAAACTCTAACTAGTTTGCATAAGGTATGGCACGCAGGTAATTTTAACCCTAGTAGCTACTTATTAGCTTCAAACTACGTAGATAACTACGCAGACTCTGCAGCCTTTAACACATCTACAGGTGTTTTGACTATTGGCCGAACGGGGTCACTAGCTGATTTAACCGTGGACCTTGATGGTCGGTATTTACAATCGTACACAATACCTGAGCCTTCTAATGGTAACTGGTGGAATGACGGTTTTGTAAGCGTTCGTACAGACGGCGTTATGGAAGTAGGTAAGTATATTGACTTTCATAACACTAGTGCGGATACAACTGATTTTACGGCAAGAATTACTAACAATGGTGCGCACCTTTACACAACAGGCCGTTGGTATGTAAATAACAATCAACAAGTATTTGCAGATGACTACCATCCCAATGCGGACAAGTGGACCACAGCTAGAAGCCACACTGTAGCACTGACTGGAGATGTTACAGGAAGCGCTACACAAAGCGTAGACGGCACAGGTAATAGAACTTGGACTATTAGTACTGCAGTGGGTAACGATAGCCATAGCCATTCTTCTATAACTGGAACAGCGTACGGAGCAAACCCTGATACGTACGCAAATAGTACTGTTAGCGGACGTTTAGAGTATCACGCAGTTAGCGCATCGAGCTCAGGTGCGTTACCTACAGCAGATAATGCAAATGGCGTATTAACTGTAGGACAGCATTCTGGAGGGTACACTGCACAACTAGGGTTTAGCTCAAATGGTAATTTTTATTTTAGAGATAATCCTTCAAGCAGTATCGGTAGTTGGCGAAAAGTATGGGACTCAGGCAATTTTAATCCAAGCGACTACTTACAAGTATCAAACTATGTAGACACTGATAACTACGTAGATTCTGTATCTTTTAGTACTTCGACAGGCGTACTTACCTTAGGCCGTACAGGATCATTGTCAGATCTTACTATAGACCTTGATGGTAGATACTTAACGTCTGAAACTGATAACCAGACCCTTTCTTGGAATGGTACCAATGGTGTACTCAGTATTTCTGGAGGTAACTCTGTAGACTTAGACGGACGCTATTTACAATCATACGCAGAAACAGATACATTACAAAGCGTCTGTAGCAGAGGAAATACTACTAATACAGATGTTATTGTAAACGGACTACTCACAGCAACGCAGAAATCTTTTACTATTGACCATCCTACAAAAGAAGGTCATAAACTTCGTTACGGCTCTTTAGAGGGCCCAGAGAATGGTGTATATGTACGTGGTAGACTAAAAAACAATAACACTATTGAACTTCCAGAATATTGGAAAGAGTTAGTACATGAAAACTCAATTACAGTCAACCTTACCGCAATCGGAAAAGGTCAAGACATTTGGGTAGAAGATTTTAATACTGAGCAAGTTATCGTAGGCGGAGAATCAGTAAATTGTTTCTATACTATTTACGGTGAACGTAAAGACGTAGACAAACTTGTCACAGAATTTAAGGAGGTTGAATAATGGCTATTGGATATAATATAAACGTCTCTGCAGATGGGACTAGTCCAGAGAGGGCTGCTCTTTCTGCAAGAGCAATAAAGGCAAAATTTCCTGCCTCTAGTAGTGGCTTGTATTGGGTTGTTAACCCTAACGCAAACTCTGGGAATCCTTTTCAAGTTTATTGTGATATGGAAACGGACGGAGGAGGCTGGATGTTACTAGTACAAAACGCCAGTATAAATGGCGCGACTAAAATGAACTACACCAATTACAGTTTAACGTCACAGACATCGCCACCTACAGCTAGGTCTAGGGCGGATGTAAATAAGTCATATTCGATACTTGCTTGGGCTGACCATTTTAAAAATCCAAATAAACCTTTTCAGTATATGATAGATGCCAATGATAGAGGACTATGGGGAGGTATATGGACTGCTAATGACCCTTTGTATACGTTTAACCAAACTTCAAATACTGCTACTGATATTACACTAAGCACTAAGTTTTCTGATTGGAGCTACAATGGTAATGGTATAGAAGAAAGAATGCCTTGGGTAGAAACTTCAGCTACAAGCAATGGTAAATTAACGACATCAGTTTCTAGTAGTAGTGCATGGTGGGGTACACTTATTGAAGCCAGTTCAAGCTTTAGCCCCGCTCCTTGGATTTCTGGTGTTTCTGGAGTTGACAATCCTGGAGTTATTTGGTACTGGATGAGGAGTCTATAATGAGCTTAGGACATGGTGCAAAAATAGTAACAGACGGACTTAAGTTTGCTTATGACATGGGCTCAAAGCAATCTTGGAAAGGTAAACCTACAACTAATTTAGTTAACCAACCTACGACTGCTTTTAGCAATTGGAGTGGATTTACTGGAACTTCCACGTTACGTACTACGCGACAAGGAAGAAACAGAGTCCACTTAATAGGTACAGCTAGCGGAGGTGTACAATGGTACAATACTGGAGGGCAAAAGGTTGTTACTCCAAGTACTGAGTATACGGTTAGTGCTACAATTAAATATGACGGTACAACTCCTCACCCTAATCTTTTTTATATACGTCAGTACAACTCTTCTGGAAGCCAAACTTCAGAAAATGGGAAATTTAGTACAAGCTATATGACACCTTTAGGGGATGGCTGGTATCGAGCGTATCGAACTTTTACAACCGATAGTACTGCTGTTCGGGCACTAGTGCAAGGCTACCAGTACACTGCTCCTTGTAATATACAAATACAAGATGTACAACTAGAATTAGGTAATATTAATAGCCCCTATGTTGATGGAACTCGTTCAAATACTGAAGCAATCATTGATTGGGCTGGTAATAATACTGTTACAGCAAACTCTTTAATCTACGCAAGCGATAATACTTTTAAATTTGATGGTACTGTGCAAGATAACTATTGCACAATAACCCCTTCTTCTACGCTGTCCGCGCTAAAAGGTAGTAATAACATTACTGTAGAAACTTGGGTAAAATATTCTTCTTATTCTGGTGGCGCTCAAAGTTATTCAGTTATAACTTGTTGGGGAAGTCCTTGGGTTTGGTTGTTAGAAAATCCCAGTAATAAATTGCGCTTTAGAATCACAGCAGGCGGTTCAGACGTGAACATAGTAGATCCCGATGTACACCCATTGAACACGTGGTTACATGTAGTCGGAACTTATGATGGGTCATCTAAAAAAATATACGTTAACGGTGTATTAAAAAACTCTAGTGCTCAAACAGGTGCTTTAGGATCCCCAGGCGGAACCCCTAAGATAGGGACTTATCAAGGAACTAACTACAATATGTCAGGTAATATAGATTCTGTTAAAATATATAATAAAGCATTAACAGCTTCAGAAATAAAGCAAAACTTTAACGCTTTAAGAGGGAGGTTTGGAATCTAATGGCAGCACATGCAGGAAAAGCTGGTCAAGGTATGTACCGTAATGGATGTGGTGAATACGGAGACGACAGTAACTTTACTTTCACGAAATGGTATACAGAAGATTCGTTTTCTGGCGATGGTTGTTTTGCTATTGACTTCGACACAACAGCAGGCTGGCAATCAAATGAATTTATACCAGTAGATACTTCAAAATACTACTATCATTCAGTGACAGCAAGAACTCTTCAGAGATCTGGAACGAGTAATCGATTAGCTGGCGGCCACATGGGGTTTGCTTGTTATGACAAGGATAAGAACTTTGTCGACCTTCGTAACTGCGGAGATGTAGGAAATACTTATTTATCAAGAGATGTTAACCCAGGAGATAGCGTAATATACCTTCAATCTAACTCAGGTTGGTACACTGGGTCTAATGTTACTAACTATAAATATTACTTTAGACAAGTGCTATTCTTCCCTGCTAATCATCCAGATTACGGAGAGCCTCACAGATATACCAGGTTTAATGGTAAAACGTATAGTTCTTTAGTTCAAACGCCACAAGGCGATTGGGCAATGACTTTAGAAGGGACTATGCCAGATTATGGATACCCTACTCCAGCAGGAACCCCTATATCACGGGGAGTAGCAGGAGGATCTTATAACTATTGTCACGGTGCTCCGTATCTTCCTGAGACTTGGACTACTTATACGACGGGTGCGTTTACAGGTGAAAATAGAAACTCGGGGTTACCCTTTAGATATGGTACAAAATATGTTAAATTTTTAAACTTAGCGAACTATAATAATAGATCTGATTCAGGTAGACCGAGACCTAAGTTTTTATTAGACAACATTATGCTTGTACAATCTAAACCTGATAAGCATAATGAGAACGTACACAAACCAATTAACCCTAGGTTTTTTAAAAGAGAGAGAGTAAAATGGATGAAGGGCAAGACACGACTAAAGAACTTTTGGGATCTTTGGAAATCCAGGAGTTAGACGATGAACTTACGGGTTTAACTTTTTACTATTGTATTGACCATGATACCTTAGATCCTAACGGTGAACCTGTTATGTACGAACTAATGGCAACTGAATATTTAGAGTTAAAAGAACGGTTGTAAAACCTATAAGTAGTGGTAATAATTAACCAATTCGGAATAGAGAAATGGCAGATACAGATAAGAATATTTTAATAACTCCTAGTAGAGGATCGAGTACAGCCGATCCAACTATCGAGTTCACAGGCGGGGATAATAACCCTATCACACTTACAGTACTAGATGACGGAACACTATCTTTTAGTGGCTCAGCTGGTCAGCTGTTTTCAGTATCAGATTCATTATCAGGTACTATATTTTCAGTAAGCGATGTATCAGGTATCCCTTCTATTGAAGTAGATGATGATGGTACTGTACGTCTTGCCGAATTCTCAGGAAATCTGCTAGTTGGCACGGATGAGGATGTAGGTGCTCACAAAGTACAAATTAAAAGTGATGTGTATAATCATCCTTTACATGTAGAGTCAGCTTTTAGTGATAAGATTAAACTTAAAAATACTAATACATCTATAAGTGGTAATGGTATAGATTTTTACAACTCTGATGATAAAATGACAGGTAGTGTGCGAACATCTTGGTCAAGTAGTTTTAAATACACTGAGCTTTATCAAAGCTTTGACACTAACGCTGATCAAGCACGTAGACTTCGATTAAAGCCTGGAGAAAACTTAAAAGCAGTATATGGTAGTACAGAGTACGATATCTGGCACTCAGGCATATTTGCAAATAATTCCTCAAACTGGAACACAGCTTACGGTTGGGGTAACCATGCATCAGCAGGATATGTAACAACAGACACTAACACTACATATTCTGTAGGAGATAATGGTCTTAC